GAGATTCGTGCTGCCACAAGGATAGCATTCTTGTCTCCTGTTAGTAAGTCCTCTACTTTGACGCGCTTATCAACAATAATGTTCTGCAAGAACCGGTTGATTGCTACGCCCTTCTTGAGCAAAGCCCTAGACGTAAGAATATCCTCGTCCTTCGCGGTCATATACTTGATTTCCAGAGTGTCAATCCCGCAAAGCGGATGACCCTCGGTATAGTATGCACCGGATGATGGTAGTTCTACGAACTCGGTTGGGACTACAAAATTTAGTTGTCCCGCTGGTTGTGGGGTGGACTGCGTAGCAGCCTCTTGAACGGCGGCAGTCGCATCGGGATGTTCCCGGGCGTTTGTCCGTTCGTCGTTGTTACGACCTGACATTAATCCTCCAATATGGTTTTAGTATATAATACTTAGTCAGTTTATTCAAATGTTTTTTTAAGATGATTAGTCTCCAGTCATCTCTTTGCGAGTGTCTGTTCTCCACGTTTGGGGAACTGTACTCTTATCGGGTCCACCAAGCTCTGCCCAATCGTAGCGAACCTTAACGGTAATTTCTACGATGTCATCAGACTCATAATCAAGATCGCCAAAGCTAACTTCTTTGATCCATGCGTTTTTAAGAGCCCACGTTTCAATGGACACGGGGTCCGGTTGATCGGCGCCGGAGCCGCCACTGATCTGCTCAAGAACAAGTCCGCCCAAAGCGGCAACTGCAGACGCTTTCGTGATAGTCTGAGCGGCTTTGCCGGGGGTGTCGGGAAGCTTGTATCCGGACATGTCGATGATCTTCAAGATGTTGAGTGCCGCATCCGGGTTAACAGGATCGACAAGAGTAAACTCGACTTCGTTGTATTCCACTCGACCCGGGTAATAGAAAGAATGGTTGATATAACTATGCTTTACCTCTGAAACTGTAAAGGTGGGCTTAGTCACCTTCTTAATAGTCCAAGCCGGGATGTTGCCAACTTCTGATGCGATGGTGAGCAACCATCTAAATTTTCTTTTGGGTTCAGTCTTTGCGCTGCTCCAAAAATCTCCTGTGTCTCCTGCCATTTGTTAAATCCTCCGAATGAATTCTTCACGAACCTCTTGTGGGTTCTTTTTCTTCTATATTAAGTAGTAATGCGGTCGGGAAAACCCCGACCGTTTTCTGGTTTAGTCGTCGAATGCTGCGCCGGAATCCGTAATCACGAAGTCGATGGCGATGAACTCGATTGCCTTAGCAGGCTTCAAGTAGATCTTAGCGTACATAATGTTTCTGTCGATAAGATCTGGTGTGGTTGTGCTTTCATCCAAGATAACCTTGAAGTCCATGAGTCCGAGTCGCGACTTGACGCTTCCCAAGAAAGGAGAGACTTTAGAGGTGAACTTCAGCCATGTGGACTTAACGTTCTGGTCGAAGAGCAACGTTGCCGCCATTCTTGAGACCTCGCGCTTGACATAAATCATCAAGCGACGTACGTTAATACGGTCAAGTGCTGACTGGGTAACTTGAAGCGTCTTCTGACCGAAGATTACGATGCCCTCTGCGGGGAATTGTGCAATCGGGTTGATGTTCGCATCGTAGAGGTCATCTCTTTCCTTGGAAGTCAAGCGTTCGCTGACTGCAAGGACGGGAAGACCACCTCGACCCTCTGACAAACCACCTCGGGTGAAGCCAGCAGGAGCAAACCAAAGCTCCTGAGTCTTCTGACCATATGACATGGCACCGAGAGCGACAACGGAGGGCGGAACCCAAACACGCTGCGAAGTTTGCGGATCTGAAATCTGGACCCATGGGAAGTAGCAGGCTCCATAACTGGAGTTAAGTCCGCGTGTCCTCATGTTACTGACAGCAGTAGTGATGTTTGCACCACGGTTCTCTGCAGACTCAGTAGATTCGGTCTTGGGAGTGTATGCGTTAGCAATATCAATAATCGCCAAGCAGTCTCCACGATCCTCTGCTGTGTTGATGGCATGGTTAGTCAAGCCCGTGTGGGTAACACCCGGGATAGCCAACAAGTCCATATCAATAACCTCGGGATCTGCGACCATATCAATAGCCTTCTTGATTGAGTAGTATGCGTAGTTAGTAGTCTCGGCAGCGTTGCTGGCAAGAACGACGTTGTTGAACGGCTCTGATTGTTTAACATCTACGCCCTCGAAACCACCGTAAAGTGGAAGAACGAAGCGGTTTGCGCCTGCATCCAGTGGTCCCTTGTAGGACGAGCTAGCAGCAGTCAGCGAAGTACCTGCAAGGCGTGAGCCAGAGAGGTAAGTGGTGTGTGCCGCTTGTCCTGAGTTCGTGGACTTGATGTCATCAAGTGTGAAGTAGAAGGAAACCTCAGTATCTGCTGACGCTGCAGCATCGTATGAGTCTACACCATAAGGAAGTGCCTGTACAGTGTCGCCCCAACTGGTTTCAAACAGAATGTCTGAATCTTCACGGGTTGAATCAACACCCCAGTATGCGTTTCTCGCATCAGACAAACCGCCATTAGAACTTGACTGTCTAAGGTACAGTTGTGGGAAGACGTAAGAGCCACTGAATCCAACCTCGGATGCGGCACCAGAAACGTGTACTAGGACCGAGCCAGAGGCTACGCCACCTGCCCAGCCGCCTGCACTGTCGGGATCGCCGTTGCCGAGATCAGAACCGGGCTCACCTGAACCTCCGTCCTTGCCGAATACGTTCTGATAAGCATTGCCGAAATCGTTACCCGGGTTGGCAACCATGGTGGCTCCGCCATCACTTGCAACAGCCGCTGCAACAGAGCCAGAGTTAAGCGTGAAGCCAATAAAGCGGGGAGGTCCGTAGAAGCCGAAGGGAAGCAGAGACTGGTCTGCAGTTCCGATTTCGACTGCGTTGTTGAGTTCTACACGAACGAACTTGGACATGTTAGTGTGCTCGCCGTATTGCCTATAGCGCTTCTCGGTATCACTCCAAACGCTTCGCCTGTCGCCAATCTTACGACCAACAAAGTTCGTAGAGAACGGGTTCAGGTTACATCCTGAGAATCTTTCAACAATCTTAACAGAGTTATCGAGGTCATCCGCCTTGCGAATAACAACATCGAAGGTTCCGTACTTGTCATAGTCGTTCGAGGAAACCTTAATAGTTTGAATAGCAATCTTAAGATTCTTCTGTTCCCACTCACCGGGTGAGAGAGTAACAAAGCGGAACAACTTCTGCATGTTATAAGGATCGTAAGATGCGTAGTTGGTGGTCAAATCTTGACCGAATACCCAACCAGACTTAGCTTCCTTTGCTGCCATAGTCTGCACACCGGGGGTGTAGCTGCCAAGCTTCATCGGAGCAACGAAACCATAGTACTGACCGCTAGCNCCATCGCTGATAGCTGCGGTTCCTGCTTCCCCAGTGTAGTCCGCGGATTGCTGACCGCACTGCTCGACCAAGTGACGGTCGAAACTCTCACCAAGCCAGTAGTGGAATGATCCATCGGTCGTGCTTTGATCAGTAATCTGATCATTGACCGTCATGGGGTTCGTGTTGAACACGTTTCTAATATATTTTGCGGAAGACCTATCAAAGTTGAACGCCGTTTCGTGACGCACTTGTGAGCCAGTCATAACTTGGGCAGTGAAGCCGCAATATGTTGCGTTAGACTCAACCATTACGTTAGAGCCAGAGACTGTAACATCGTCAAGCGTAGAACCAGCCATGGTACCCTTGAGGGCAAGCTCTCCGTTCTTCAGATAGAAGATGGCTGCTAGACAACCCTTGTTAGCGGTGGCGCCTGAACCGGAGTTCGCGATGAACAGTCCGTAAGCGCCGCCATCGGTACCAACAGTACCATTTGACCAGCCAGCATACCCAGATGAGGTAGCATCGTCATGTTGCTCACCAACCAAGCGAACAATAGTACATGCGTTGGTGTTACGCAGCCATGCTTGTGCAGCATAGGCGGCATAGGTCGGACCTACATTGTTGCCGTCCCGCCAAACGTCGTCTCCTTGACGACCACCGACTGGGGAGCCGAAGACTTCAATGAAATCTGAAAATGATGTGATTCGAGTGGGACGCATTGATGGTCCTCTCGCTGTGCGTCCAATAATAACTGGACCAATAGGATCAGCCGGACGGGGAAGTTGTGAGTTATCAATCTCATTAACAAACACACCGGGTGAAACAAACTTAAACTTGGTTACTGACATTACGCTTAATCTCCTGCATTAATACTTTAGCCCTCTGCAAAGCGGGGACTTTTATGTTCTTCATACAGCTTCTTTGTCGCCATATTTCACTAATAAATAGTTCCGGATATCTCCAACGGACATGAAAGAATGGAAAACCAAGCAAAGTCTTGTATGCAACGAAAGAAGGGGTCCGACAAGCGGACCCCTTCAGGGACAAATCCCTACTTAATCTTAGAGTAAGAAGTAGACTTGAAGTACATCGTCGGCATCAAGCTTGAGATCGGCGTGAAGTTCGATTGAGCCAGTAGCTGTGGAGTAATCACCAGAGCCAGCGGCAGCGTCGGTGGTATCACCACGATAAAGCATTTGACCGTTCAAGAACACCATCTCACTACCAGAAACTGGAGTGGCTGGAAGGGTGTAAACGCCCGAAGCAGTGGTATAACCATTACCGCTCGAACCAATGCAACGTTCCATGCCAAAGTCAACAACCAATGCGTTACTGACAACTGCGATACCGTTTCCGCCACAGTTAGAGTTCAGCATAGTGCCTTCGACAGCGGTAGCTGCGATAGTGATAGCGCCGGCGTTAGACATGGTAGCATCACCGCTAACAGCGACGAGAGTACCAACGTTTGAACCATTACCAACCATGATCTGACCAGCAGTCACGGCTTCCATCTTGCTATAAGCGATGCCGGCAGCGGAAGCAACAGAAGCGTTGACAACAGCATTTGCAGCCAACTCGTCAGCACCAACAGCATCATCAGCAAGCATGCTGTTTTCGACAGCGCCTGCACCGATAGTCACAACACCAGCATTAGTACAAGTTACATCACCGCTAAGAGCGAAAGAACTGTAGTCAGTCCCATCAGCAATCAAGAAGTGAGTAGTGGTAGCAGCCAAACTATCATCGAAAAGAGCAATGTGAGAGCCCTCAACCGCGTCAGCAGCGAGGGTGACAGCACCATTATTAGCCATGGTTGCGTGACCAGACATCGCGACTTCTTGATAGCTTGTGCCATCGGCAACAAGGAATTTAGTAGAAGTATTGTCAGCCATCTTGAAGAGCCCACCACAAGTTAGATCAGCTTCTGCGTTAACAGCGCTGGTGAAGTTCGCAATGTTGCTTACTTCAAGTGAACCTGTAATCTGGTGAGTATCGCCAGCAGCATCACCAATAATAGAAGAACCGGAAACATTAAGATATCCAGAAGTTCTAAGACCAGCGCTGGAGTAATGGGCTACTGAGCCAGAAACACCAGCTTCGGACCAAACAGCCTTACTACCATCCCATATAAGAGCAAAGTTGGTGGTGGCGGTGGACTGACCAATCTTGGTAATGTGACCAGAACCGTCAAAGGTGAAAGCAGCAGTGCCGCCTGCTTCCTTAAGTGAACCACCATCATCGATAGTAATATCACCAGACAGCGTAAGGTTACGCATACCAGCGGTATCAGCGTTGCTATCAAGGACAACAGCCTTGCTAGCAGCAGCCGTACCAGCGGCAGCACCATCAACATAGCCAATCTCTGCATCGGTAAGAGCAGTAAGAGTGGTCAACTTAGCAGCAGTGACAGAAGCGCCGGCACCATCGAGCAAGTTAAGCTCTGCAGGGGTTGAAGTGATTGCTACAGTTGAAGCTGCAGCAAATGGCTGCAAGAAACCACTAACATTTGCAAGTTGGTGGACCTTATCAGCGCCAGTTGGGTCAACCGCTTTAAGGGTTGTCTCGTAGGCATCATCGGTAGCACCCTCGAAGATAACACCGTTTGCGGTGTTAACAACTTCAACGTCAACTGTCGTTGTGGTACCGGTAACAATCAAGTTACCCGGGATGATAACTCTCGAAGCAGCGCCATTACCTAGGGTAATGTCAATTTCATCCTCAAGATCACCATCAGCAATGATAATACCGTTGTTCATTTCGCCATCGTGAGAAGCGACACGCAACACCATTTTACCACCTTCAAAACCGTTAGATGCATCTGCAATCTGTACAAAAAGTTCGGCGTATGAAGTTTGCTCTTGAGCATCGTTATCTCCGCTCCAAGCAATCATACCAACGATATCATTATCAGCAGCGGCGGCGCCCTTGTCTTTCAAAAAGTGAAGACGAGCACCATTTGTATCGTTTGTGGTATTTTTAAGTTGCAGCATTGGATCGAGAGTATTTGCTGAATCGATCTGAAACGTATCAGCAGTCACAGCAACTGTGGGAGCAACTGCAACAAGGGTTGTGTCAGCGGCAAGTTTCAAGTTGCCGTCAGAAATCTGATGAATATAAGTAGCAGAGTCGCCGAACTGAAGTTGACGTGACGAGTTCAGAAGCAGTGCTGTGTCAGCAACGTGAGTTAGCGTCACATCACTACCGTCACCGAATGCAAGAACTGCAGCGTCTGACTTGAGCTTGACATCATTGCCAAAGATACCGTCTTTTGCAACACTCAAACCACCATCGGTCTGTAAAGAACCGTCAGTAGTGGAAGTGGCATCGGTAGCATCATCGACAATTACGCGACCAGAGGTCGTGAGTTGAGCCATAGCCGAGTTACCGGTTGAGGTGATCGCACCGCAACCAACAGTGCCAATAGTAGCAATGTTCTTAGAACCATCCAAGACAACAGCCTTGGAAGCTGCAGCGGTACCTGCAGATACACTATCAAGAACACCCAATTCCGCCGTAGAAATTGTAACAGCGTCAAGTGTCAACGACGTGTCGCCGGTGATGGTGCCACCGACATTAATTGAGCCGAAAGTTGAAGCACCAGTTGAGGTGATCGCACCGCAACCAACAGTGCCAATAGTAGCAATGTTTTTGCTAGCATCCAAGACAACAGCCTTAGAAGCAGCCGCAGTGCCTGCGGTTACACTATCTAGGACTCCGATCTCCGCAGTGGTGATCGTCGTAGTGTCGAGGGTTAGGCTAGTGTTTACCGTTAAAGTACCATCGATATTTGTGTTTTGGAAAAGATTGATTTTGCTGCCAATATAATCAATTGCTCCGCCGTTGTAAAAGGAAATTCCTCCCGCTTTCGTGATGGATCCCGATTCCATGCTCAGACCGCCGGTGTATACACCTTCAGCGAATTTCGCCGTTGTTGCGGTTGAACCTGAAAAGGGAGCCAACTGACTCGCGTTTACTAATGTTTTTGCCATTCATTTTACCTCCATAGTTAATAAAAAGCACCATAAAAACGTTTTGTTTTATGGGGGTCTTACCATCTACCGAAGATACTATTACGCAGCAGCGCTGTTACGACTCTGAGCTTGGCTCATCGGCGCGGACAAAGCTACCCTGTTCCTCTTCCCCTACGGGAAAATTCAGAGCATAATCGACAGTGGGTTCGACATTATAAGTAGTCCGAAGGTCTGTGATTTGTCGCTGCATCTGCTCATTTAGCGCATTATTTACTTTGAGGAAATCGACTCTCTCTTTCTCATGTCGAATAAGCAATTCTCCGCCCAAACCTTTAAGTCGTTTGATTGATTCCATTGTTTCATACAAAGGCATCAAATCATCCCTATTGATGGGGATTGCCGGGTCAGAACAAAATTCAGGCTCTGATGGCTCTTCCTTTTCTTCCTCGGGTGGGGCGCTCTCTTCTTTTTCCTCAACCTCAATATACTCCTCCGGAGTTTCTAAGGCTGTCTTAAGTTTATTCCATGATTTTTTCCACATAATATGCTCCTATTGCTTTTGTTTATGTTATGGTGATTACGAGTTTTTAACGTAGCTAGCTACCAGTCTGTCACCGTCTTCCGGTGCGTAATCTAGTGTAATCGTGTTGCTACTGATTGTGTAGTCGGCGGTGGCGCCGGGTGTAAGAACTAGTCCGTTGTGAACTAAAGTGACGGTGCCAGCGCGGGGATTGCTTGTTAGCGTAAAAGTTTTATTTGTGCCATTCAGCGTTCCAACGACTGCTTGCAAGGTTATAAAGTCTTCATGTTTGATGACATCATCCTCATCAACGCCGGCGCCGCTACTGGTGGTGTGGACCTTTCCAAAATGAACCTGCCCTGCCATCATCTCTCTCACAGAGCGCAATGAATTGGCACTAGAGTATCTTATAAACTCTTCCGGTACTGTGCCGGCACCAACAAGCATAACGCTTTCTCGCGGCATGACAATCGATACTGCATTTTCTCGTATTGACAGTTTGGGTTTGGGGTCGTTTTCCCCGCCACCAATAATGTAGCCCTCAAGCTTGATTGTTATATCCGTTCTCAGTACACGTTCTTCTTCCTCAAGCGTTGCCAAGTTGTTATTAAAAGAGAAGTCCTCTATCTTTGCATCAAAAATGTGCGTTTCGTGGCTGCAGCGGATCCAACTATGGTTGCCAATGTTGCTGTGCATACCTTGCAGGATCTCGTTCATTTGTGTATGGAAATCCGTTTGAATTGAAAGCTTATATTCGACCAATACACGGACGGGCATTGGCATCGAAATGGTTTCATACACAATTCTACCATCTTGCTTGTCAACATACATCTTCAAAGCACCCCTGTTTGGCTTAGTATCTCCGTCATAATCGCCTCCGGAGAATTTCTGTTTTTGGGCTGCAGTTCTAAATGCCGATGTCTTGTCCTGTTTAATACGGCGAGCAACAACAATAGAGCCGCCCTGAGGATCGAGTTTTGAATGTGTACTTTGTAAGTTTGCAGGCATCGAGCCCATTCTTGACGGGTCTTTTGTGATCGAAACCCTGTCAATTGCCATCATTGGCAGAATCAACATGCCGCCACTGTCGCGAAGGTCTTTGTTAGCCTTGATTTGATGCGCTCTTTCCGCACCAACCCAGATCACCGGCACCTTTTTCCAGCCTTTGCTGGTGTTAGTGTGCAGGTCACACTTGTCGTTAACCCAGTTGAAGATGGCGGTATCCATCGTCTCCGGAGTAGATGCCGCAAACTCTAGCTCTTGCAATTTTGATAGATTTTCAAAGGTTAATCTATCTGAGTAATGATCACTCGCCATCGAACACGTCCCTCCTTACCTTCACGCACTTAGCGCTGATTTCCATCATATGCTCAATCTGTCCAAAGACCCGGGTAGGTTCAGACACCTTGACCAACTGATAGAACTGTGTACCATACCGTAGCATGTCGCCTTCCCGAACAAACAAGTCCTGATCTTCGGTCAGACGCCTCTTATGAAAGTGTACCGTCATTGTAGTGATCTTATCGATACCCAAAGCATCAGCATAGATAGTTTCCAACCCTTCCCATTCGACCAACGCCTTCACTAGAACTGGTGGCAAATATGTCTTGTTCAGCGCCTCCCCGTACAATGGATGGTAGTTGGTGTGTTCAATATCAAGCGGAAAATACAGGACTTCTTGTCCGATGACCCTTTCAATAAGCTCATCATTAACCTGCTTAACCAGATCGCGCTCTTTCTGTCCGGTGAACAGTGGGCTAGGTGGTTGTTCTGGCTGCTTCCATTTATCTTTAGGGTCCGACATAGCTTACTCCTAAAATACGAAGATCGACAATGGGATCTTCGCCTGAATCTTATTAACTTGATCCACTTTGTCGGCATCGCCTTCCATCAGCTTGTTGTAGGTCAACTCATCGAGCAGTTCTTTGAGTTCTGTCCTCAGTGCGTCCTGTTCATCCTTGCCCTGCGTCAACAAAGCTTCGCCATTAAGTGTAACGGACTCTCCGGGGATAGGAATTTGGCCAAACTTGCTTCTTACTTGCCCCAAAGTCTCTTTGCAGAGCGCCAAAGCGAACCTGCGGATCCATTGCTTACCAATCGAGTTGATACTGTTGTAAGGAATGTTCTGGAACGGGACATTATTAAGGTTGTTCACGCCATCAATGCCAATATCAGCAGAGCCACTAGTTTCCCATGGCTCAGTCGGAATAGTGAACTGAATCCAAAAGTATTTTGGACTTGAACTGACTGGCTTGGGGAAAAGCCTAAGCTGGTTGTTCTTTAGCTCAAATGAGTAGTGCGAGTTTCTGGTATAAATAGAGTCCTCGAATGCCATGGACTGTGCCTTGTTCTGCCAAGCTGGGATGACCTCAAATGTAGAATCATCTGAGTACTGTCCGTAGTTCGACAAGTTGCCGACTGTGTTCAAGCCACCGTAGTAGCCGTAGAATCGCCACATCGCATGCGGTGTTCTATAAAAAACTTTTCTAACTGTCAGGTGCTTCTGTCCGACCAAGCCGGCGAAGTTAACCGTGTTGCCAGCGGCGTCCTCACCTGAGTCTGAGGCATCCTGAATGATAGAATCTAAGTCATAATCTTGTTGGTTAGTTACTGTCCTGAATGAGCAAGAGTATTCGGTAGTGTTACCACCTACGCCAGCATCGCCAGCCATACCTTCGGCAACGCGGCGAGCATATGCGAACTCGAATCGAGGATACTTCATTGCAATGCCACCGGCACCGCTCAAGCTGGAGGAAAGTTCTCCTGTCTTGAGTTCTCCATCGTGATCAAATGTCCCAGTCATGGAGCCAAGGTAATCAGAAAGAGTGTTCTTGGCTTGATGAGAATTAATAATGTATGAATATTCTAATACCGACTCTTCATACGCGGCATACACATTTCCCGTTGTTATTTCAATATCCAATACATCGCCGCCTAACTTTTTGTAGACGTACGCAACCTGATCAGAGGCTCCGGACACAAAGTCATGGGAATCTGAATAGATACCATATGGCAAAGCCGAAGTTACATCACCAGTTGATCCTGTGGACGTTAGTATTACTTTGCTTAGATTGCTTTTGGGTGTTAGTTCTGGGTGGCTCATTCATTTTATCCTCCGTAACGTAATTAGTTTCTCAAAGTGGAAAAC